GCGCTCGTCTGCAAGCTCTATAAGCAAGCTCTCGGCCTTCTTTTTGGCCTGATCATTGATAGAGCGGGAGTTACTAAACGCCAAGCGCAAACCCTCTAATAGTTTCCCTTTGATATCCGCGCTGGAATGTAAGTGGAGATGGGTTTTAGTCTCAGAGAATAGACTTACTTCGCTCATCTTGCCGATTAATTCTAAGGCCTTTAACTTGTTACTAGTCTTTTCCCCCTTATCTACTGCAATGCTTACTAGATTTTGTATTGCCATGGTTCTTATTTGAGCGGGTATTAGATATTCTCTTGCCTGATTAGCCACTTGAAAGGCCTCTATCATTGTGCTAATTTTGGGGTTAAGTGAAAGCCTGTGGCCTTCCCTTCCCTCGGTCGATGGTTTGCCCTTGCTGTTGTATGTTTCCCTATACGCTTGCGCTTTCGGTTTTCCCTCTGCAACTGCGCGCGCGAAATCCTTTTGCTTTTTGGTTAGGTTCACTTTATCGGCATTGTGAACCCCTACTAATATATTCTCTATGGGGGTTTGCTTTAGGCCTTCTGTTATCTGTTTACGCGATAGCTTGATGGGTTTATTCATATGGGTATATTGTGGGAATTCGATCACCCCAAGTATAGGACAATTCAGGATAGATAGTAATTAGTTTATATATCCCCTTGTATGGTTTAACCCTTTGGACTGTTTCCCTTCGGGATTAGCCCGCGCGATATCCCCGCGATTAGGTCGTAAACCCTCACAATCTAAGGGTAAACCATTAAGGGATTGTCATAATAAAATAATTGATAAAAACACTTGACAAGCAAGTGCAAGCGCATAAAATCATGCTCATATAGTAGGTGATTAGTTGATTTTATACCTACTATATTGTATACCGCAAACCCTTATAGATAAAGGATTATATGACCAATATAGATACATCAATTGCATTATTAGGTTTTATTCATTTACTTAGCTCTATCATTTTGGCCTTAATTGGCTCTGATAGCGTGCTAGTGATCTCTCAATTCGTTATAGGTATTTTTGAGCTTTTTCTAGCTATTTACTTTTATCAAGAGAACCGCGCATAGAGTCACCTTTAAACCCTTTTGGAGGGTTTAGGGATTGCCTTTAGGTAATCATTCAATTAACTGCTAGGGAGTTTATATCATGAGTAGAAAAGAGTACTTAACAGGCCTTGCCGAGGATTACGGGATATCCCGCGCTGACGTTTTTATGATCGCTGATTTACTAGGTGAAAGTGAAGATTATGACGGGCTTTTGTCAATGCTTGCCGATTATGAGGGAAGTGTTGCCGATCTTGAAAATTTTGACGAGTGAAAGGGGAAAGGCCTAGAAATAGGCCTTACTTAAAAATGAATAATATTGCCATTGTAGAAATTCGCGAAGTGTACGGGAATAAAACAATTTACCCCGTAAACGATACCGCGCTATATCTTGCCCGCATCGCGGGGACTAAGACACTAACCGATCCAACAATTAAACACGCTAAGGCCTTAGGCTTTAGTTTCGAAGTAAAACAGACTGCAACCATATAAGGGGGTTTTATGTTTCCTAAATTAGAGATTTTTTTTAATGTCGCGCTTTACGCTTGCTTTGCCTATATTGGCCTAATAGTCGCGAATGTTTTATTTCACTTTATTAACACTTTATTAGGACTATAAAAAAATGACTACTTTTATCGTGTGGGTAGGTGGTGTAGCTGATTATGAGGGAAATTGTGATAGAGAGGCGCGAAGGGTGCGCGATTATTGGCTATCGCTAGGGTATGAAGATGTCATATTGCAATCTATTAAAGGGGTTATGTAATGGAAAACAACGATTTAGCATTACTTATTCAAAAATCAGGGTTTGCCTCGCTTTATGGCAATAAATCGATTTATCCCAAAACTAACGCGCAATTAAATTTAGAGGGTAGATCGTACTTTGCAACCGATAGCACTTTGAAATATTTTGGCGCGCGTATCAGTAGCGCACACCATACCGCGAGCGGGTTATTGTTTTTTATTGTCGAGTCGTCATTTTTAGACATGGACAAAACTAAACGCGGGTTTAGGTTTCACTTATTCGACATTTTCGGGCAAGAGATCGGAAAGCAAGAACTCGATCAGGCCGTAAAAACAAGCGAGCAAGCGAGAAAAGCGGGCTATTCATTCCTAGATCAATTTGATTTGACCGCGCACTATGCCCAAAAACTAGAGAGCATAGCGCGAAAGGCCGATAAACAAGCGCACGAGGCGCGAGCAATACGCGCACAACTAACAGAAAGCGAGGCCACACAATGAAATTCGATTATTACACTTTCAATATTAGCGGGCATTTTGCGAGCGCGATTATTAACGCGGACTATACAGGCCTTGACGATCAAGAAGAAACCGACCTAAACCGCTTTATGGACAGTTTACCCGTAGATAACGGGCATTTTGATTTAGTTAACCCTGAGAGCGATGGGTTTTTTGATAAATGCGAGATAAGCGGGTTATTTTCTGAATGTTATGAATTTAGGCTTTACTTTCCAATAAACGAGGCCACCGCATGACTTACTACTTATATCGCAATACAACCAATAAAAGCGAGTTAATAGCGCAATTTCCCGATAGGGATAGCGCGCTAGAACTAATGGAAAAATTAGCCATGAATGAGAGTAACCCGCTTGTATCGGGTTATTCGGTGCGCGATCATTCTCTAGCTATTTATGCCGATTTTGAAATTTAACCACTAAGCACGAGGCCACAAAATGACATTATCTTACGGGGTTTATTTAGGCGATAAGCTATTACGGGCTTTTGCTTATGACACGCGCATAGAGGGAGATAAAGAGCGCGCTCTAAGACTTGCCAAGCGATTAGTAAACGATAACAAAATTTTTGAATGCCCTTGCACAATCGAACACTTCGGGATTAGCGGAGTGGGAACAACAGTAAACCACTAAGAACGAGGCCAATTATGGAATTTAATTATATAGATAGAAACGGGATAGCCCTAGATGATTACGGGCATGAATTTAGAGATGATAGCGGGCAAATAATCATAGTCCCGCCTAGTGAGCGCGGGTTTTACGATATAGCCTATAACCCTGATAATTTAATCAATTATCGCGTATCACTACACGAGGACAAAGGGGATAAATTTACCCTTTTCTTTGAGTGTATGGCAGAAGATCAAGACCATGCAGAGGAACAGGCTTTAAACGCATACCCCAACGGGGAAATTATTAACTGCATAGAATACGAGGCCACAAAATGAAACTTTATGACATTGAGATTAAACGAACACCTGACGGATTTATGGCTTATGACAAATTAAGCGATGAAACTTTAGAGGATTTTGAAGGCAATAACCTATTTGATACCGCGCAAGAGGCGCAAGAACTTAAAGATAGTGTGCTATTTGATTTTGGAACAGACGAGGATAACGGCATGGGGTAAACCACTTAGACCGAGGCTAATTGATAAGGCTTAGATATAGCCGAAACGGGGAAACCCGTCTTAGTCACTAACTGCTAGGAGATCACTATGAGAGTAGTAGAAGAAAATATATACCTATTTGAAGAACTTGAAGATAGCGCAAAAGAAAGCGCGCGGGATTGGTGGCGCAATATCACAGACTACCCATTCCATGATGAAAATGTTAAGAGCATAAAAGCATTTTGTGGTCATTTTGGAATTACTCTAAAGGATTGGGCTATATATGGGCGCGGGGAACACTTAACCACTAATGCCGAGAGTTCACACTTCCGAGGCTATACCCTTGCCAATGCTAAGCAATTAAATGATAAGGGCTATTTCCCTGAGTCGGGCTTATGGTTAGATGGAACAATGATCCATTCGTTTTATGAGAATTTTAAGAAAACAGGCGATGCACTTTACGCATTTCAGCAAGCATTAGAGAGCGCGCTATCTGCAATTACACAAGATATTGATTATCAGTATTCAAACGAGGCAGTAGATGAAATGCTGATTATCAATGAGTACGAGTTTACCGAAGATGGTAAACGATATTAACCACTTAATACGAGGCTAAAAATGAGAATTTATTATTTTTGCGACATATTTCAGCAAGATAGAGTCCTATACGCGAGCAAGAATTTTGCACAAGATAAGGATTTTTTTAGAGGCTATCTTGATCGACTAGGGGATCGCTTGCAACTGATCCAATTAGACGATGGAGAAAGCTGGAATTTTAATAACCACTTAGTACGAGGCTAAAAATGACATTGATTGAACTTAAAAAACGCTATCACCCCGCGATTGTGGAGTCGATATTAGAGCGAATGTATGACACCCCAACGAGTGAATTAGTAGAAGAACTATTGTTCTATATGCCTACTGAAGATTTAGATAAATGGGCTAAACAAATTCAAGAGGACAACTCTTATTCAGACGAAATGAATTTATAAAAACCACTTAGCACGAGGCCAAAATGAAAACTAATACGATGTTAGAAATTGCAGTAGAGGTCGCATGGCAAGTGGGGGATAGTTTAAACAATTCCCCTAGAGCAGAGTCGCGTTGGAACATTGTTGATATTGCATTAGATATTATCAACAAAGGACTTATTACAGAGCATAGCGAAGATATTGATGAAATTATTGGAACATATTTAATTGAAAGAGGAATCAAAAATGAAGATTAAAGACCCTGTATTGATATCAAAGACAGTAAACGCGACCTATATCGTTGATGTAGATGGCACAAAGATTGAGGTCACTTATTGGTATGACCTAGATGATGAAGGTAAAGGTGGGTGGGATTATGACCTTACCCCATGTTATGAGAATTTGACCGATGAAGAAATTGAAGATTTAGAGGAAGAGTTTGAAATTGTTATTGAAGATTTGGGAGTGTGAAATGACTATGTATAGCGGAGTAATGATTAGAAAACAGTATTTTGAAATTGAAGTTGAGGCTGATGACGAAGATCAGGCAAGAGATTTAATTATGGATGCAGAGATTGAAAACGATTCCTATGAAACTGATTGGGAATTTTACGAAGGAAGTATTACAGAAGTTGTAAAAGATATTGAAAAAACTTAACGGGAGATTGAAATGAAAACATATAGAGTAGTTTTTGCTAGTTATTGCACCGAGATTGTCGAGGCCGAGAATGAACAGGATGCTATTGATTTAGCGAATGGACAATTTAGCCCTGATTATGAATGGTGTATAGCTGATGTAAGTATTGATGATTCATTTAGCCCACTTGAATATAAGGAATGAAGATGACTAAATTTACTGTAAGTATTGCTAGAGAAGAAACAACACTTTACTACATAGATGTAGAGGCTGATAACAAAAGA